CATATCTTACGAAACATTGACCGAAGCCGAAGCAGCATTGCCGCTTGAATATGAAAACGGCGCAGTATGGAGCATGACAAAGAAAACCTTTATGCGTATTCTTGGCATGACCGACGCAACGGGACAGCCGATTGCCCGCGTTGATTATGGCATAAGTGGGAAACCCGTTCGGACGCTGCTTGGACGAACCGTTGTACTTCATAATTACATGGCTTCATATGCGCCGACACTTGGCGTTGGAACGCCGTTCGCTTTCATGTTTGATTTTAGCGACTATGTGTTAAACACAAATTACGCTATGGGCATAAAGCGTTACGAAGACAACGACACCGACGACAAGGTAACACGCGCGGTTATGCTTGCCGACGGGAAGACGGTTGACAAAAATTCGCTTGTTGTATTAAAGAAAGCCGCCGCGTCCGGCGGTTGATAGATTGGAGGGCGGCAATGCTTGAAAAAGTAAAACTTGCCTTGCGTCTTCGCGGCGCAGCGTTCGACGACGAAGTAACCGGGCTTATTGCCGCCGCAAAAGCCGACCTTCGTTTAGTGGGGATTGTCTTTGACGACCCGCCCGCAGATGTGACCGAAACTGTCACAAGCGGCGACCCCGACCCGCCCGACATAGACACAGACCCGCCGCCGGAAACAGCGGCGGGCGACCCCTTAATTGAGCGGGCAATAATTTTGTATTGCAAGGCGCATTTTGGGTTCAACGCCGACGCAAAACGATTTGAAGACGCTTACTTGTACCAAAAGCGGGCTTTAGTATTGGCGGGTGATTATAATGCGTTGGAGTGACGAAATAACGCTTATACACGCCGATTTTGAGAAGGACGGCGACGGATTCACCGCCACGACGCTTGGCGACCGCACGACGGTTTTTGCAAATAGAAAGTCCGTCGGCTTCAATGAGTTTTTCAAGGCGAAGCAAGCCGGGTATACGGAGCAGATGAAGTTTGACATTTACGCGGTAGAGTACGCCGGGCAGACCGTCGCCGAGTACATGGGCAAGCAATACAAGATTTTGCGAACCTATGACGACCCCAAAAACGCCGACTTTTTGGAGCTTACACTTTCCGACTTGTCAGAGAGAGGGGGCGGCGCGAATGGCGTTTGAAGCCGACTTTGCGGGCTTGGAAGAAATCGAAAGAATGTTATTGAAGAACGCCGACGCAGCAGTCACACACGCCGAACCGATATTGCTTGCGGGCGCAAAAGTTCTTGTCAACGCGCAAAAGGCGGCGTTGTCCCGGTTATCGACGGGCAGCCGCAGCGACGGCGAATTGATAGCGTCAATCGGTATCGGGCGCGTGAAGAAGTCAAAAAGCGGTTCGGGGGTTCATACCGACATTTTCCCGCAGGGTACACAATCCCATGCGTCGGAAATGAACAGCCGGGGGAAGAAGGTTCGCAATGCGAACGTCGGCTTTATGATTGAATATGGCACGTCAAACATGGCGGCGCGCCCGTGGATTAGTGAAGCCGAAGCAAGCGCAGCCGACGCGGTTAATGACGCAATGGCGAAAGAGTGGGAGAAGGTGAGTTATGGCGGCGAATGAAATAACCAACACAAGCGACAGTCATTTGCAGACAACGCTTGCCGCTTTGGGCGACCCCGTGGAGCGGTTGCGCTTCACCGGGACAGCCGACACATATTTCACTTGGCAGACCATAGCGGGCAGCGAAGAAGCGTTTGCAGACGACGACAACGAAGAATACGAACACTTGTACAGGGTGGATTTATTTTCGCGGCATAATTACGTCGAAAAACTTGTCGCGGTTAGAAAAGCCCTAAAAGCGGCGGGATTTTACGGGACGGTAGTTCTTGCCGAACAGTATGAAAAGGACACAAAGTTATTTCATGCGTCCTTAAACACAAAATATTTGGAGGTTTGATATTATGGCGACAATCGGATTGCGCGACTTATTTTACGCGCCCATTACCGAAGACGCGCAGGGCAACGAAACATACGGAACGCCCGTCAGAATGGCAAAAGCTATTCAAGCGCAAATGTCAACGCAGATTGCCGAAGCAAAACTTTTTGCCGACGACGCAGTTGACGAAGCAGTCAAAGAGTTTGTGAGCGGCACATTGACGCTTAACATTAACGACCTTGCGCCCGGCACACAGGCTATATTGTTGGGGCAAGAACAAGACGCAGACGGCGTATTGTTCGCGCATGGGGACGACGAACCGCCATACGTTGCGGTAGGGTTCAGAGCTACCAAAACGGGCGGCAGATGGAAGTATGTATGGCTTTACAAAGTGAAGTTCGGCATACCCGACGAAAACTATCAGACGAAGGGCGAAAGCATAGCCTTTCAAACGCCGTCCATTGTCGGCACATACATGAAGCGCAATGACGGGCAATGGAAAGCGGATTATGTCGGTACGCCGACCGACGACGCGGCGCGCGTGTGGTTTGAAGCGGTACGGGAAAAAGCCCCGACGACCCCGACCGACCCCACAGACCCGACAGACCCCGACGACCCCGACCCGATAGACCCGTGATAACGGCGCAACACTAAAACAAAATACCGAAGGGAGGACAGGGCAAGCCCCATATGCGGGCTTGCCCGTTTTTTATGAGTGCAATTAAAGACGGCGGGTTATTCCCGATTATGCTTGACAAAGAACGTCATTTACTCTTTTCGCTTCACGTTATCGACGAAGTGGAAGACAAAATCGGCGACATAAGCGACCTTAAAGAGAAAATGGAAAACAAAGGGCGCATGAAGTTTATAACATGGCTTTTGACCCTGCTTATCAATGAGGGCGAAGCATACAAGACTTTTCAAGCCACCGGGCAAATCGACGGCGCGGAGGTTTTGACGGAAAGAATTGTCGCAATGCTCATTCACAGCGCGAACATGGCAAACATCATGCAAACGATTCTTGCGGCGTTCACCCTTTCCAGTAGGGGAACGACCGACCCGCCGGACGACGGCGAAGAAGACGACGAAAGCGGCGGCGAAGACAACGGAATAGAGGGAAACGCGCAAGCGGGCGGGGGCGAATAGACCTTGCCCGCTTGCTTTATATCGGCGTGACTTTGCTTGGATTCACCGAGCGGGAAGTGTGGCGCATGACTATTTTCAAAATATCGACCCTCTTTCGTATTCACCGCGAGTTTAACAACGACAGATTCAAGCCCGACAGTCCGGGCGCAGATATTGACGAAGCGTTAGGGGGTTTATGATATGGCGAGAATTGGGCGCATTGGTACGCGCTTGGAATTTGAGGGCAACAAAGAGTACGTCGCCACCACGAAGGAAATCAACGACAGCTTAAAAGGCATGGCTTCGGAAATGAAAGCCGTAACATACGAATTTGGACGCAACGACAAAAGCGTCGAGGGCTTGACGAAGCGCAAAGGGATTCTTGAACAGCAGCAGGGCGAATATAACAAAGCCATTGAAGCCGCGACAAAATCACTTGCACACATGACCGACATGGGCTTAACGCCCGCCGATAAAGCCTATCAAGACATGGAACGGGTATTGCGTGAAAACGAAAGCGCGCTTGCCGGGGTTCAACGGGAAATCGGCGAAGTTGACGACGCATTGAAAAGCAGCAAGACCACATGGGCAGACGTGGGAAGCGTCGTTGCCGACGTGGGAAAGGCAATCGGCGTTGCAATGGCAGCCGTCGGAGCGGCGGCGGTTGCCGTGGGCGCGTATATGTACGGCATGGCGAAGGAAACAGCCGCAGCCGGAAACGCAATCAATGATTATTCCTTGCAAATGGGCTTTTCCCGCAATGCTATTCAAGAATGGGATTATATCTTGTCACAGAACGGCGCGTCGCTTTACAACCTTAATTACGGCGTTCGTCGCGTGACCGCTGCAATGGGTTCTATGGACGAAGAAGGGGGCAAGGTAGGGAAAGCAATTACACAATTAGGCTTAAACTTCGACGAAGTAAGGCAAAAAAGCCCCGAAGACGCTATGCAAGCCATTGTCACAGCCTTTCAAGATATGGACGAAGGGGCAGAAAAAACAGCCCTTGCGCTTCAAATCTTCGGGCAACGCGGGGGTATGCAGCTCATACCCATGTTAAACAGCACCGCCGAAGCGACCGACGAATTGCGGCAGCGGGCGCATGATTTGGGCATGGTTATGTCGGACGAAGCCATAGACGCGGCGGCGGACTTCACAAATAGCCTTGACACGCTTTCCCGCACGTTCGACGGCGTAAAAAACGCAATCGGCGCGCAGCTTTTACCCGGATTTACACAAATCACCGACGGCTTAATCGGGCTTATCAGCGGCAGCGACGACGCAGCCGAAAAAATCACAGCCGGGGTTGAAGAAGTTGTCCGGGGCATAAGCGACGCAATCCCGCAAGTATTGACGCTATTTCATACGGTTGCGACGACCATTGCGGAAATCGCGCCGGAAATCATCAACGCGCTTGTAACGGGGATTGTCGATAATATCCCGCAGCTTATCGACGCGGCGTTAGCTATTGTCATGGCGTTAGTAGAGGGCATTATAACAGCCCTTCCCGCGCTGCTTGACGGCGCAATACAGATATTAACGAGCCTTGCCGACGGGATTATACAGGCATTGCCGACGCTCATTCCGACGGTAATTGAAGTTGTAATGCAGATTGTGCAAACGCTCATTGAAAATATCCCGCTTCTTATCGACGCGGCGTTGCAGTTGGTTGTTGGGCTTGCAAAAGGCGTTATTGACGCAATCCCGGTTATTATCGAAGCCATACCGACGCTTATTGACAGCGTTATAACTGCAATTCTTGACAGTATACCGCTTATCATTCAAGCCGGGATTGACCTATTGACCGCGCTTGTGGAAGCGTTGCCGACTATCATTATGGCGATTGTGGAAGCCATACCGCAGATAATTGACAGCATAATAGCGGCGGTTATGGAAGCGATACCCCTTATCATTCAAGCGGGCATTGACCTTTTGATTGCGCTTGTGGGGGCATTGCCGCAAATCATAGTGACAATAGTTGAAGCCATACCGCAGATTATAACGGGCATTGTGACCGCCATTGTCGGAAACATAGACAAAATCATTATGGCGGGCGTTGAATTGTTCATTGCCTTAATAACGAACCTTCCAACAATCATTGTCGAGATTGTAAAGGCAATCCCGCAAATCGTCGCCGCAATCGTGCAAGGGTTTATCGGGCTTGTGCCGGAGTTAATCAGCGTCGGCGGGGAGCTTATAAGCGGCATAATTAGCGGGCTTTTGGGCGCGGTTGGGCGTGTCGTTGACGCAGTTCGCGACGTTGGCGGGCGCATTTTGGGGGGTATACGGGGCTTCTTCGGTATCAACAGCCCTTCGACCGTCTTTGCGGAAATCGGCGAAAACTTAGCCGAAGGGATAGGGGTTGGATTTGACCGGGAAGCAAAAGACGTTGAACGCAGCATGACCGACGCAATGGGCAAGGCGGGCAACATGACCGCAGCCGAAGCCGTCCGAAGTGTGGGCGAAGGTATCAAAAGCAACCTTTCGGAGCTTAACAGCGCAGTATTGGCAGTTGTTGAAAAAATCATAACAAGCCTTACCGCCGAACACGCGCGCTTGCGTCAAGGCGGCGAAGACCTTATGCGGCAAATCCGCGAGGGTATAACATCAGCAATCCCGCAAGTGACCGACGTTATACCGCAAGTAACGCAAGCCATTGTGACAGCGTTCACCGGGCAACATCAGAGCTTGCACGGAGCGGGGCAAGACCTTATGCGGCAAGTGGCGCAAGGCATTGTCAGCGCAATTACAGAGGTTACGGCGGTTATTCCACAGGTAACACAAGCCATTGTGACGGCGTTCACCGCTCAACATCAGAGCATGAACAGCGCAGGGCAAGACCTTATGCGGCAAGTGGCGCAAGGTATCGTCGCCGCAATCCCGCAAGTGACCGCAGTTATCCCGCAAGTAACACAAGCCATTGTGACCGCTTTCACCGGGCAACATCAGAGCTTAAACAGCGCGGGGCAAGATATTGTCCGTCAAGTGGCGGCGGGCATGACCGCAGCCATACCACAGGCGACCGCAGTT